TGAATGGGATTCTGAAGATTTCATTACTGCGGAAAAACTTACAGAACTTGTTTCAGAAAGAGAAACATATCTTGCAGGAGTAAAACAGAGAGCAATCGAGTGGAAAGAACAGAAAGCTAATCAGGCACCTATAGCGGCAGCATCTGTGTCAACATCAGCTAAATTAACAACTTCTACAAGTGGAGGTTTTAACTTCTAATAAATAAAATGGTTATTTAACTGTTGAAAATTTAATCAAAATTCTACATACATATCTAAAGGATATGTATGTAGCTAATGATTGTGGTATTTTGAAAAAAGAAAATATTAAAATAATGAAAGATTTTTATGTCGATAAAAATTTTATTGACATTGAAAAAACTAATAGATAAAGTAGCATATATAATTGAGGGAGATAAAAAGAATGGGAATTAATTTATTAGGAATTCAACCACATAAAGTTAGTAAAGACCTCAGCGGGTATATAACCTATCTTTATGGCGGATATAAGACTGGAAAAACTACTTTAGCAACTCAGATGGAAGGTGCTTTACTTTTAGCTTTTGAGGCAGGATATAACGCTCTTCCTGGTGTAATGGCTCAGGATATTACAACTTGGGGCGAGATGAAACAGGTTTATAGGGAACTTAAAAAGCCAGAAGTAAAAGAGGTTTATAAAGCAGTTGTAGTTGATACTATTGATGTCGCCGCAGATAAATGTAAGAAATATATTTGTCAGCAGAATGGAATTGAAGAGCTTGGAGATCTTGGTTATGGAAAAGGATGGTCTAAGTTTAAAGATGAATTTAATGAAGTGTTTAGAGGACTTACACAGCTCGGTTATGCAGTTTTTTTCCTTGGACATGATAAGGAAGCAAAAGATGATAATGGTAATGTAACAAATATTCGTCCGGCACTTTCCAATTCTACAAGAGAGATTATTGGTGGTATGGCTGATATTTATGGATATGCAAAACAGAATGGTAGTGAAAATTCTATTCTTGTTTTAAGAGATAGAACAGGATTTATTGAGTGCGGTTGTCGTTTTAAATATATTCCTGATTGTATTGAAATGAATTATAATGCTCTTGTTGATACCATTCATGCAGCTATTGATAAGGAAGCCGCAGAGCATGATAATAAATTTGTGACAGAAGAGAAAATGGAGAAAACAGAAGCACCAACTTATGACTTTGATGCCCTTATGGCAGAATTTCAGACTGTAGTTGGAGAGCTGATGCAGAGAGATACAAAAAACAGCGAAAAAATTACAGAAATTGTAGATAAATACCTTGGAAAAGGAAAGAAGGTATCTGATGCTACGAGAGAGCAAGCAGAGATTATTTATTTAATTGTTTCTGAAATTAAAGAAGATTTGCTGTAAAGTTAAATAAAAAATCAAGGTAAGTTATCTTATCTTGATTTTTTTATTAAAATATGTTAATATTTATATATAAATTGAAATGAGGAAAAAAAGAAATGGCACATCCTTGTAAATGTGTTAATTGTGGGCGACAATTTGATAGGGATAAAGTTCCTTTTATCCAAGTAAGTTCAAGAAGATATGCTCATAAAAAATGTCCAGAGGGACCAATAAATCAAACAGAAGTTGATAAAGCAAATTTAAACAAATATTTATATACTTTATATAATGGTAAATATGATTTTGCAAGAACAAATTTGCTTATTAAAAAATATGTAACTGAATTAGGCTTTACATATTCTGGTATTCATAAAGCATTAATATATTTTTATGAAGTACAAGGTAATACTATTGAAGATGAAGCTAGTCGTTCAATAGGAATAGTTCCATATGTATATGAGGAAGCTAAAAATTATTATTATAAGATGTGGAGCGTTAATAAAAGAAACTCAGAAGTAAATATTGAAAATTATATACCTAAAACTATTAATATAACAATCCCTCAGCCACAAAGAAAAATTAAAAAACCCAAAAAGAAATTTAGTTTTTTAGATGAGGAGGTTGATATTAATGGCAAGTAAATATGTAGATGTTTCGGCTATAGTTCAAGTTATAGGAAATGTATTTAAAAATTTATCTTTACTAGATGAGAAAGATAGATATACAATAAATGAAGAAGATTTTTCTAATGAATTTCATAAAATAGTCTTTGGGGCTTTGTATAAAATTCATGAACAAGGCGCAAAAGAGGTAAATTTAAAAACTGTATCTGATTTTTTTGAAACACATCCAACTAGTGGGGCTTTATATAAGCAGCAAAAAGGCGAAGAATGGTTAATTAAGGCTTCAGATGGTGCTTCTCCTTTGGCTTTTGATTATTATTATAATCGACTTAAAAAAATGACTTTATTAAGAGCATTTGATAATTTTGGAATTGATGTATCCGATATATATGATCCAGATAATATATTAGATATGAAAAAGAAACAAGAACAAGAAGAGTTGCTTGATAATTGTTCTTTAACTGATATAGCCAACAGAGTGAATGATAAAATTGAACTTATCAAAATGCAATACGTTGATGATGTTCAAAACACTAGTGAGCAAGCGGGTGAAGGTGTTTTTGATTTAATTGAAAAATTTAAGCAATATCCAGAAGTAGGTGTTCCATTATATGGACCTCTTATTAATACAGTTACTCGTGGCGCGAGATTAAAAAAGTTTTATTTGCGGTCAGCCGCCACAGGAATTGGTAAAACAAGGTCAATGATAGCAGATGCTTGCTATATAGCTTGTAGTCATATATATAATGAAACATTTGGTTGGATAAGTACAGGGGCTTGTAATCCTACTTTATTTATTACAACTGAGCAGGAATTGGAAGAAATACAAACAATGATGTTAGCTTTTCTTTCAAATGTAAACGAGGAGCATATTTTAAATGGTAAATATGAAGGTGATGAGGAAGATAGAGTACTCAAAGCTGCGGAAATTCTTTCAAAAGCTCCTTTATATGTAGAAGAGTTACCAGACTTTAATTTACAGGATATAGAAAATACAATAAAGCGGAATATTCGCGACCATGATGTTAGGTTTGTTTTTCACGATTATATACATACTAGTCTAAAGATTCTTGAAGAGATAACTAAACGTTCTGGTGGAGTAAAGCTTAGAGAAGATAATATTCTTTTTATGCTATCTAATCGTTTAAAGGATTTATGTAATCAATATGGTATCTTTATTATGTCTGCAACCCAATTAAATGGAACCTATAAAGATTCAGAAACACCTGACCAAAATTTACTTCGTGGAGCAAAATCAATCGCAGATAAAATTGATTATGGTAGTATTTTACTTAGTGTTACAACTAGAGATTTAGAAGCTCTTCAAAGTATTTTAGCAACAAATGCTTTTGATACACCAACAATTAAATTATCAATATATAAAAATAGACGAGGAAGATACAAAGGAGTTTATTTATTTTGTAAAGCAGATTTAGGAACTTGTAGAATTGAACCTATGTTTTGTACAACTTATAATTATGATATAGTAGAAATAGATAATGTCTCTATCAATGTTTTAGATGATGATAGAATGATGACATTTGAAGAATAAAGGAGAATATATAATATGGCAGAAAAAAGAAATTTTAAAGGAAAAGCAAAAAGAACTAATAATGGAAATGATAAAGTTAAAGTAAATACTAAAGCTGATGCAAAACGAAAAGTTGAAGCTACTTCTGGTATGTTGATTAGACCATTTGAATATAACATGCCACTTGTTATGGCAAATGATTATTTAGCTGATAGAAAGGCTCATGGAACTCCACAGGAAAAGAAAATGTCTAAATATCAGTATCTTTGTTATTGTGTAAATGAATTTCATGGTCTTATGGGGACATGTGTAAAGGTACATATAGTTTAATATGATTAATTATGATAAAGTAGAAATACGTGAACAATTACAAATTGAACATATTTTTGCTTTACTTCAATTATGGGGAGGTGAGCCGGAGTATACAAACTTCGGCATCATTTCTTCTACAATATGTCATAATCCACCAGGTATAGGAAGTAGAAAACTTTATTTTTATGAAAATAGTGGTTTATTTATTTGTTATACTGGATGCGCGGAATCTTTTTTTGATGTATTTGAATTATGCAAAAAAGTTAATAAAATCCAAAAAAATATAGATATTGACTTAAATGATGCAGTTCGATGGGTTGCTTCTTATTTTGGATTTTCAGGAGAATATGTTCAAGAACAAGAAGAATTAATTAATAGTGAAGATTTTAAAATCTTTTCTGGCTATGAAAGAATAGAAAGTATTGAACCAAAAAAACAAGGAATAATTACTCTTAAAGAATATGATAAACAAATCTTAGACAGATTTAATTATAATGTAATTTTAAAGCCTTGGATTGATGAAGATATAAGTCAAGAAGTATTAGATTTTATGCGTATTGGCTATTATCCAGGAGGCGCGCAAATTACAATTCCTCATGTTGATGAGACTGGTAGACTTGTAGGAATTCGTGGAAGAACAATGATTAAGGAAGAAGCGGAATTATATGGAAAATATAGACCACTTAGAATTAATCAGATAATGTATAATCATCCTCTTGGAATGAATTTATATAATTATTATTATATAAAAGAAAATATTTCAAAAATTCGGAAAGTAATTGTATTTGAATCGGAAAAATCTTGCTTAAAATATAAAAGTTATTTTGGTATAAATAATGATATTTCAGTAGCTTGCTGTGGTTCTAATATTTCTAATTATCAAATAGAAATGCTCTTACGCGCAGGCGTAGAAGAAATTATAGTAGCTTTTGACAGACAGTTCCAAGAAATAGGAGATGCAGAATTTCAGCACCTTAAAAAGAATCTTTTAAAACTTCATTCAAAATATAGCAATTATGTAAATATTTCTTTTATTTTCGATAAAGAAATGATAACTAAATATAAAGATGCTCCAATAGATGAAGGAAAGGAAAAGTTTCTTACATTATTTAAAGAAAGGATTTTATTATGATAGTAGATGAGCCTTTTAACCCTAATAAATATCCATTAAGAGATTATGCGAGTTTTAGTATAGAAGTACCTATTCATGGAGACAGATATGGGGCTAGATGTAAATTTTCTCGGGAACATAAAGATGCATTAGATATAATTGATGCAAATATGATTAGTTTTACTTTTCAAGATTATTGGGAATTTAATGAATTTGTAGATATGCTAAATCAAATGAAAAAATCCATTGATGAAAAAGCTGGGTATGGAAAAGAAGTCAGTTCAGTAAATAAAATTGATTTTGATAAAGGAGAGTGATGAAAAGATGAAAGGAGTTATTTAACTTATGAGATTAGAATTATTAAATAGTGTACAAGAACAATATTCTACTATTGAACAGATTTTATTAAATCGAGGAATTCCGCCAAAAGAGTTTTATCATTATTTTAATACAACAGATGATGATATTAATGATTTTACTCTTTTAGGCGAAAATAATTTATATCAAGCTTTATCTTGTATAATTGCAACAGTAGCTAATAAACAAAAAGCTGTAATTGTAGTAGATTGTGACTGTGATGGATATTGTAGTGCGGCGATTCTTATTAATTATCTTCATTATTTTTTTCCTACTTGGGTTGAAAATAATTTAGATTATTTTATGCATTCAGGTAAACAACATGGATTAGAAGATTGCTATGATAAATTCGTAAAATCAGAATATAAATTAGTATTATTACCAGACGCGGGAAGTAATGATTATGAATATCATAAAATATTAAAAGATAAAGGTATAACAGTTATTTGTTTAGACCATCACTTGGCTGATAAAATAAGTGAAGATGCTATTATAATTAATAATCAACTTTCTGATTATCCAAATAAAGAATTTTGCGGAGCTGGTGTTACTTGGCAATTTTGTCGATATATTGATTCTATTTTAAATACTTCTTATGCAAATCAATTACTTGACCTTGTAGCTTTAGCTAATATTGGTGATATGATGAGTTTACATTCATTTGAGACTAAACATATTATTATGAAAGGTTTAAATGAAGATAATATTCATAATCCTTTTATTGAATATATGTTAGACAAAAATGGTTTTCCATTAGGAAAAGCAGATTATGCTAGTGCATATGAAACTCAAGCTTGCACAGATATAGGAGCAGCCTTCTTCATAGTTCCTTTTATAAATGCCACAACTAGAACAGGTGAATTAAATGAAAAACATTTAATTTTTGATTCAATGCTTGAATATAAAGCTCATAAAAAAATTCCAGAGATAAAAAGAGGTAAAGAAACAGGTAAACAAGAAGATTTAGTTTTACAAGCTGTACGAGTAATTGGTAACATTAAAAATAGACAAACTCGCT